CCCGCCGGCGAACGCATGGAGGCGCGCCGCCGCCTGCAGGTGTTGATCCGCTACCGGAGCGACGTGACCGCGGCCATGCGGCTCGTGTGGCAGGGCCGCGCGCTCGATATCCGGACCATGTGCGACATCGACGGCAAGCGGCACATGCTGCTGATCGATTGCGAGGAGGGCGGCCAATGAGTGCGGACTTCGCCTTGCAGAAAGCGGTCCATGCGGCGCTGGCCGCCGATGCGGCGCTCGCCGTGCTGGTCGGGACGCGCCTTCACGACAACCCGCCGGACGACGTAGCGATGCCCTACCTGACGCTCGGCGAAAGCGCAATGCGCGACTGGAGCGCGGGCGAGGGCGCGGGCGCCGAACACCGGCTTTCGTTTCATGCCTTCACGCGCGGCGGCGGGCGGACACAAGCAAAGGCGATCCTCGGCGCGGTGCGCGCGGCGTTGCACGACGCGGCGCTGACGCTGGACGGCCATGCGCTGGTCAATCTGCGCTTTCTCGACGCCGAAACGCGGCGCGAGCCGGACGGCACGACCTGGCGCGGCACGATCCGCTTCCGCGCGGTGACAGAACAAACATGAACGAAAGGAAAGCGTAATGACCGCCCAGAAAGGCAAGGACCTGCTGGTGAAGCTCGACGAGACCGGCACGGGCAGCTTTGCAACCGTTGCGGGGCTGCGCTCGCGCGCGCTCGCCTTCAACGCACGGCCCGTCGATATCACCCATGCGGAATCGGCCGGGCGCTGGCGCGAGCTGCTGGAGGGCGCGGGCGTGCGTTCGGCCGGCGTGACCGGGCGCGGCATCTTCAAGGATGCAGGCTCGGATGCGAGCGTGCGCCAGATTTTCTTCGACGGCGCGATCCGCGACTGGCAGGTGGTGATCCCCGACTTCGGAACGGCTCAAGGCCCGTTCCAGATCGTCGCGCTGGAATTTTCCGGCGAGCATGACGGCGAAGTGACATTCGACCTGGCGCTCGAAAGCGCCGGCGCGATTTCGTTCACGGGCGCGTGACGATGGCCAACAGACATCGCGGCGAGATCGAGGCCTGGCTTGGCGGCGAGCGGCGTGTGCTTGTGTTGACACTGGGGGCGTTGGCGGAACTTGAGCAAGCCTTCGGCGGCGAGGACATGCTGGCGCTGGCGGCGCGCTTCGAGACGGGCCGCATTTCGGCGATGGATGCGGTGCGCGTGATCGGCGCCGGCTTGCGCGGCGCGGGCGCGGAGATTTCGGACGCCGAGGTGGCGCGGCTGACGGCCGAAGGCGGCGCGGCGGGCTTCATCGCCATTGTCGCCGATCTTTTGTCGGCGACCTTTGGCGGTGGCGCGGAGATGAAATGAGAGAAGCGCGTTTTCCCTGGGACGAAGCGATGACGCTTGGCCTCGGACGCCTGCGCCTCGCACCCGAAATTTTCTGGCGGCTGACGCTGCCGGAGCTTGCGGCAGCGGCACGGGCCTTCGCACCGGGCGGGCAAGCGCCGATGGCGCGCGGCGAGCTTGAAGGATTGATGCGACGGTTCCCGGACTGAAAGAGAGAGCATGACCCCAGACAACGACCCGGCCGCGACGGCGCGCGCCATGGAGGACGCGGCCGCGGCGACGCTCGCCTTCGGCCTTGAAACGCAGCGCACGCTGCGCGGCGTGACCGAGGATTATCGCCGCGCCGGCGCCGGCGGGCGTGATTTCGGCCGGGCGCTGTCGTCGGCCTTCGACGGCATCGCGCTGAAGGGGCGCTCGCTTTCCGACGTGTTGCGGAAACTGGCGCTCGATATTTCGCGCCTCGCGCTTGAAAGCGTGACGCGTTCGATTTCGGGCGCGGTGGCGGGCGGCTTGAGCGGTCTTGTCGGCGGCATCGTCGGCAGCGCGAAGGGAAACGCCTTTGCCGATGGCCGCGTGATGCCTTTTGCGAAAGGGGGCGTCGTCAACAGCCCGTTGCTGTTTCCGCTGCGCGGCGGCGCGGGGCTCGCGGGCGAGGCGGGGCCGGAAGCGATATTGCCGCTGAAGCGCGGCGCCGACGGCCGCCTCGGCGTGGCGACCGAAGGCGGCGGCCGCGCGATCAACGTGACCTTCAACGTGACGGCGGCCGACGCCGAAAGTTTCCGCCGTTCGGAATCGCAGATCGCCGCAATGCTCGCCCGCGCGACGAAACGGGGAACGAGGAATTTGTGAGGAGCGCGCAAGGTACTTTTCGTTCCACCCTCCCCCTGTGGGAGGGTCAAACGGCTGGAAGCCGTTTGGGGAGGGGTGCTCCGATATCGGCGGACGACGCGCGATCGATTATGCGCTGAGGTTCGACGCTTACCCCTCCCCGAAATTGTTCTCGCTGACGCTCGAAAATTTCGACCCTCCCCCTCAGCTTGTTCGCCTTGGCGGACAAGCCGCCAAGGATGGGGGAGGGTGGAGAAAAGAACGCGAACCGGAAAATGGGAATCCCGACATGGCCTTTCACGAAATCCGCTTTCCGCTCGACATCGCTTTCGGTTCGTCGGGCGGGCCGGAGCGGCGCACCGAGATTGTGACGCTGGGGTCGGGCCATGAGGAGCGCAACAGCCCCTGGGCCGGATCGCGGCGGCGCTGGAATGCCGGTTACGGGCTTCGCGCGCTCGACGACATTCATGCGCTGATCGAATTTTTCGAGGCGCGGCACGGACGGTTGCACGGCTTTCGCTGGAAGGACCGTGCCGACTGGAAGAGCGGTGCGCCGGGCGCGGGCATCGCCGCGACGGATCAGGCGCTCGGTGCGGGCGACGGAACGCGCACGGCGTTTCAGCTCGTCAAGACCTATGCGTCGGGCGGCGCGAGCTATACGCGCGAAATTGCAAAGCCGGTCGCGGGCAGCGTGCGTGTTGCGGTCGGCGGCGTCGAGAAAACAGCGGGCACGGATTTTTCGGTCGATCATGCGACCGGCATCGTGACATTCGCGGCGCCGCCGGCGGACGGCGCGAGCGTGACCGCGGGCTTTGAGTTCGACGTGCCGGTGCGCTTCGACACCGATTTTCTCGACATCGACCTCGGTGCTTTCGACGCTGGCAGCGTTCCGGCGGTGCCGGTGGTCGAAGTGAGGATGTGACCGATGAAAACCCTTCCCCCCGGCCTCGAAGCGCATCTGGCGTCGGGCGCGACGGCGCTGGCGACCTGCTGGAAGCTGACGCGCGCCGACGGCGCGACGATGGGCTTCACCGATCACGACCGCGACATCGCATTCGGCGGCACGACATACGAGGCGGCGGGCGGCTTCACCGCGTCGGCGCTCGAACATTCCTCGGGGCTCGCGGTCGACAATCTCGATGTCGCGGGCGCGCTGTCCTCGGCGCGGATCGAGGAGGGCGACCTCGCGGCCGGTCTCTATGACGATGCCGAGGTCGAGATCTGGCGCGTCAACTGGCAGGCGCCGGCGGAGCGCGTGTTGCTGCGCAAGGGAAATATCGGCGAGGTGACGCGCGGGCGCGGAAGTTTCACCGCCGAGCTGCGCGGCCTCGCGCACCGGCTCAACCAGCCGACGGGCCGGATTTTCCAGTATGGCTGCGACGCGGATCTGGGCGATGCGCGCTGCGGCATCGATCTTTCTTCATCGGGTTTTCGCGGCGAGGGCGTCGTGACAAGCGCCGAGGACGACCGTGTGATTGTGGCAAGCGGACTTGGCGGCTTTACCGCCGGATGGTTCGAACGCGGCAAGCTGGTTTTCACGAGCGGCGCCAACGGAGGCGCGGCGATGGAAGTGAAGGCGCATGCGCTTGCGCCGGAAGGCGCACGGCTCGAACTCTGGCGGCGCATGGCGCGGCCGGTCGCGGAAGGCGACACGTTCACGGTGACGGCGGGATGCGACAAGCAGTTCGCGACCTGCCGCGCGAAGTTTTCGAACGGCATCAATTTTCGCGGCTTCCCGCATATGCCCGGCAACGACTTCGTGGTGGCGCGCGCCGGCCAGGGTCCGAACGACGGCGGCAGGCGGAACTGACATGACAAGACGCGACGACATCGTGGCCGCGGCGCGCGGCTGGATCGGCACGCCCTATCGCCATCAGGCAAGCCTCAAAAGCGCGGGCACGGATTGCCTCGGCCTTGTGCGCGGCGTCTGGCGCGAGGCGGTGGGCGCCGAACCCGAATTGCCGCCGCCCTACACGGCCGATTGGGCCGAGCGGCCGGGCGGCGGCGCGCGCGAGACCATGGCCGAGGCCGCGCGGCGGCACATGATCGAGATTGCGGCGGCGGATGCGGGCGCGGGCGACGTGATGCTGTTCCGCATGCGCGACGGCGGCCCGGCGAAACATGCGGCGATCCTCTCGGGCGCCGACCGGATGATCCACGCCTGGTCGGGCCATGCGGTTGTCGAAACGGCGATGGGCCGCTGGTGGCGCGCGCGCACCGCCTATGCGTTCCGCTTTCCCGGTTTGGAAGACTGAAACATGGCGACACTCGTTCTCTCCTCCGTCGGCTCGGCCATCGGCGGCGCGCTTTTGCCGTCGGGCCTGAGCATTTTCGGCGCGTCCATCAGCGGCGCGGCACTGGGCGGCGCGCTCGGTGCCGGGCTCGGCTCTTACGTCGACGGCCAGCTTTTCGGCGCATCCGCGAGCGCCGAAGGCCCGCGCCTCAACGATCTGCATGTGATGGCCTCGACCGAGGGCGCGCCGGTGCCGCGCGTTTACGGGCGCGCGCGGCTGGCGGGCCAGGTGATCTGGGCGACCGAATACAAGGAGCATGTCAGCCGGCGTTCGTCAGGCGGCGGCAAGGGCGGCGGCGGATCGTCGGCGACCGTCACCGAATACAGTTACAGCGTCTCCTTCGCGGTCGGCCTCTGCGAGGGCGAGGTGACGCGCATCGGCCGCATCTGGGCCGACGGCAAGCCGCTGCCGCTGTCGGGCCTCACATGGCGGCTGCACAAGGGCGGCGAAACGCAG